CGGGTGTGTATGTCGTTAAATAAATTTAAGAGGGGGATCATGCGGGACTCGAACCCGTGTCACCTGATTGAGCGTCAGGTATCTTTGCCTGTTAGACCAGGACCCCCCGTAGGAACTTCAGGGTGAAGTTCTCAGACCGCTTACAAACTTCCCAACGACCTCAGCCACCTGGGGGCCTCTCTCACGAATGATGAAAGTGAGCGTGGTTGTGGTTCTAGGCTTCCCCGGAATATCGGGTGTCGGCTCTAACCAAATCAGCTCAAGTTCCTCTGAAAACGCGCTTTCATCCCCGCTGCTGTTCAACGCCGTGACACGATAGAACGTGCTTTGGCCGAACACCACCGGACCGGGATCGGTCCAGGTGATGCAATCGGGTGAGCAGACGGTCAACGGAGTATGAGAAACCGTCGCTACCCTGTTGAACGCCACGCAGGTTGCTGGACTCGGATTCGGGTCCGTGCATGAGGCATTGGAACTGTACGCTCCATATTCTACTGTCACTCCATCTGTGTTCGCGTCCCAAAAGAGCGGAGCGGGAAATTGAATCTGCTCCGCTTGCCCTAAGGCTGGACTGATAAAGAACAACAGAAGGAATAGCTTCCTCATACGGTCCCTCCTGGGCCACCTGTCGGTGGCGGTGGCGGTTGCAGCTCTTTCTTGATCAACTGAATGAGTCCTACTACCGCAGCACCAGCTGTACCGATCCCAAGCCACAGTTCAGGGGATAGAAAGATCCCCGCAGCGGCCAAGATGGTCGCTATTCCCTGGTAGCTGCTTGGCTCCTTCAGCCTCGCTGCAATCCATTGTAAAAGTCCTTCCATGATTTACCTCCTTTTTGGTGGTTAATCTTTGTCTTTCCCTATTTTCTCTTGGTCGTCAAGGTATCCGAGCCAAAGTTGGCACGAATCCGCAGCAGCATCTGTTCAGTTATCGTGTACAGCATTTCCTCGCTGCAATCGTAATGCGTCATATACAGGCCGATGTTCGACGCCACCCACATCGCGCAATCATTCGGGTCCATCTCCTGCTTCTTGATCCACATGCGCAGCATCCCCCTCGCCCTGGCTTCATTGTCCTTGTCCAGAATAACGCTATCCAGGAGCTTCATGGCCGGCTCGAGGAATCTCTGACTCTCTTTCAGCGATTTAATTGTTTTCTCGGCCTTCTCTTTCCCGCCAACGGTCGATTCATAGATCGTTTCGCCAATGCTCGTCACCACTTCGATATCGGTCCTGTCCCGCTTCGCGTTCGTTGAAGTGACGATCCCCGCCATCATCCAGATCAGGAAGTCTATCGCCTCTCTGTAGTCGTCCTTGTACAGCCTGTGAGTCACCGTGAACAGTTGAATCCCGAATCGCTCCACCTTCCACTCCTTGTGCATCCGGAGGAACCGTCCCATGGCCTCCAGGCCCAACTGAATCGATTGTGGTTCCGTGCACAGGATCATATCCTTCCCCCCCAACGCCTTTTTCAGCATATCCGGGGACAGAGGGCATCCAGGAGCCGCCGAACTCATGATCCCCGCCAGCGATTCAGCATCGAAATCAGCTTTCGGCAACGCTATCACGGGCGGGAGCCCCTTCACCGAGTACGTTTTGGGGGGGGTTGGCATCGTTTTGGACAATTCATTGATGATAGACGACACCGGTATGAGGTCTACCATCAGCAACAGCCAGTATTCCCTCGAATCCAGAGCCGTAAATAGCTCGTCCTTGTCACCGCTTGGAAATAGGTCGGTTATTTGGTCCATACCAGTACAGGCGTGTGTACTACGAGATTATATCTCTTTCTTCATCAACTCAACCTCAATCGCGTCTATTCCCCGCTCGATATAGCGCAGAGTGAGCTTGTTTGGTCGAGCAACTTTGTTCGTCGCGTACCGAAAGAGAGTCGTGTGCGCTGGTCCCTCCTCACCGTTGACGCGGTGCATTTCCCGGCACATGCGCTCCCAACTCCATCCCGTTTTTTTGTGTAGCCTGAGCAGCCTTTTCGTGATCTTCATTCCCTATCCCTCCACTCAAGTCGGAAATCAGCAAGATGATCGCTATGATGATCACAACGATGATCAAGTGAATCCAGTTCACTCCTCTTCCTCGACGTCCTCTGCCTCCCCCCCCTCAAAAACAACAATCCCTCGCTTGAAGTTCTCGTTCAACTCGGCCACCTGAAGGATCAGCTCCAACGTCAACTCCCGGTCGGCGTTCCTGCCTTCCTTGTCCACCAAAATATTCAGTCGCGTTTTTAGTTCTTCCATTTTTGCCTCCATGTTTCACATGAAACCCGTCTTGTCTGACATTGTGTGAAGGTCCCCTATCCCGGTGATGCTGTGGAGCTGGCCCATGACCATAGCCGCCAAACCATAATCACTCTCGCGCCAAGGCCGTTGCCGCGACGACCAGCTCCCGCCGTTTGAGTCGCCCTATACCCTATCACGTCGGTTATTTACTAACACCCCCGTCGATTTCCAAAGACTAACACTCCCGGTCAAATCGCCCCGCCCCCGCCCACATTGAGGGGTATGGTCGGCCTGAGCCATGCGGGGACCAGGGCGAACTCTATAGCGTGACTAGCGAGCGGCCACGCCACTCTCCAACCTTACATTGTGTGTATGTGTAGGTCAAACGCCAACAGAAAAAATAATTTTTACTGTCCCTGCTTATGGGGTAAGGCTATATAGGCCGGAGCCGGGACTCCGGGTCCGCCGGAGGCTTCCCCGGTCCTGCTTCCTTCCTTCCTTCCTCTTGATCTTGCTGCACTCGCTCCCGGCTCCCGCCGCCGATCTGGGGGGCCAGCTCCAGGGCCACCGACCAGGGCCGAGCAGCTCACCCAGGGCCAGGGCGAAGCGATCCACGCCGACCAGGGCCACCGCCACGCCGAGCAGGGTGAAGGCCACGCCGACCAGGGTGGAGGCCACGCCGACCAGGGCCACGCCGACCAGGGCCACCGATGCCGGCCACCTAGCCTGGAGATCCCAGGCCACGCCGACCAGGGCCACCAGCTACGCCGACCAGGGGCCAGGGTGAAGGCAGCGACCAGGGCCACGCCAACCCAGGAGCCAGGGCCAGGGCGGTGTTCCGTAGTCAAGAGTTTCAGGAACGGTTCCGGGCCACCTCCACAGGCCAGTAGATCCAGGGGTTCAGGATGCGCGATTGTGGGGGGTTTACGGTACAGACTTTGCCAGGGGAATATGAGACAATCAGAACAGTGGTTACTTCAAAGGGAAAGGAGGGAACATGGACGAACCAACCAGGGCGAAAGCTCGAACCGTTTACCACTCAGCCAAGCTAGTCGAAGCCACCGCAGCCGAGATCGTGGAGCGATCAAAGCTCAGGATGCTGTCGCAGCTAACAGCCATCAGGCCAGCCGACCAACAGGACGAAGCAATGCTGGCACTCATCAACAATCTAGTGAACATGGGCCAGGGTGAATAACTCACCCCTCCCCCCCGCCTTCTATCTACCCGGAAGGCGGGGCGGGTTCGCAGGGTAGGAGGAAGAAGGAAACGACCATGTATGAAAGCGCGAAGGATGCAACACTCGCCAGCAAGATCGTTGTAGACACTGGAGCCACCCAAATCACTGTCGCTGTTAAGCAGTATGACGGGAAGGAAGTGAAGGTGAGCATTGATCGAGCAGTCAAGACCAAGAAGGGCGAATGGAAGTTTGCCAAGCTACGCAGACTCGCAGCCGATGAAGTGCTGCCAGTGTGTGAGGGATTGACATGGGCCAGCACGACCCTGGCAGCTACCGAAGCTGCCTGACGTTGTGCCACTGATCCCAGGAGCCTGACTCTCTCCTGGGATTGGCTGACATAACGTCGCACCGATGCAGGAAGGAGGAACCGCTATGAAACTATGCAAGCCACGCAACGCAACACCGAAGGAACTGCTAGAGATTGCCCTATGCTGTTTAAAGGGTGGCCCGGATCTGGAGACAGTCCAGGGCCATCTGGAGGGCGCAGCAGTCGCAGCCTTCGACCACTACACAACGGACAGTCCAGGCTATCAAGGCACGGTGTATGCCGTGATATGGCCCGGAGGCCCGGAGCTAGTGGGTTCATTTATTCGTGAGCAAACTGTGTACCAAGCACCGGACGGAACCGGGGAAAAGACAGCCGACTATATCGTAGAGGCCAGCACTCCACGATTGAAGCCAGTTCTCCCCCCCGATCCCGGCGCACCCCTGGACACGGCAGAGCTAGTCGAAGGGCTGGAGGCCAGTGGGCTGAGTGTCCATGTGATTGATGAGAACACCGACTTCAGCAAACTGCCACCACTCAAGTAGACACACAACACGGCCCCCGGCGAACAGGTCGGGGGCCAGGAAGGGAACACAGTTGAACGCACTACACATCATCATCAGAATAATCACATTGGCCCTTTGCTTTGCGTCCATTGGGCTGCTCTAGGAGGAAGAATGATAACCATACAAATCGAGACAGATAACGATGCCTTCAAAGGCCACATCGGAGCAGCCCGGATCGAAGTGTCGCGCATCCTGTTGGAGCTATCCGAGAGGATACGCGCCGGGAGCCGGGGACAGTCTCCCACACTGACCACTACCAAGCTGGTTGACTACAACGGTCAGACAGTTGGAAAGGTCACACTGACAGACAATGAGGAAAGGTGGATCGGATGAACGTCTATGTCAATTTCCTGGTAGATCGTCTGCACGTTGGAACCCCAATGGTGGAGATCGTGAGAGAGTTTAGAAACAGATTCAAGAAGGGCCAACCCGATGGACTGAGCGCAGCCAACAGGCAGGAGCGCAAGCGCATTTATAGACTCGCCATAAATCGCCACCATGCCAACCGACAACTCTATAGAGATGTGATGAGAGGGGGATTCTAATGGGTTACGCCTTCATGGTCGGAAACTGTCTAGTGTGTAAACAAATGTTCTCGTTCAATCCCATTCTAGTGCCATCCCATAGGGTGAACGGAGTGAGGGAGCCAGTGTGCAAACATTGCATTGACGCAGCCAATCCAGTGCGGAAAAAGAAGGGACTTCCCCCACTCACTTACGCCCCTGGAGCATACGAGCCAGTAGACGAAAGGGAGCTACCATGAGAAACGGGAGAGTATTCTGCACGGCCTGTCGGACCCACACAGCGCACCGCAGGGACTACCGCAACGGGTGGATAATCTGTCGAGTGTGCAAGGCAATCAACGGCCTGATCCATTCGCAAGATTGAGCGCACCGCCTCTCCTGGCAACAGGAGGGGCCAGTGGGCTGAATCAATGGCCCGGAAAGGATAGGGAATATGCCAAGAGAAGTGACAGAGAAGTGGGAAGTCATAAGCGAGTACGCCGACCAGGAAGCCGTGGACGATGGTGTGCTGGTTGTCGTGACAGCAGAAGGCAAGGTGAACAGAGTCACCGCAGCCGTGTTTGCCAAGTACACAGAGGAGCTAGGCGGGGGAGTGGTGACGGACTGCACCAAGCTGTTGAACGATGTGATCCCGCACATGGTAGCGCAGCCGATGGACAGGGAGTGGCGAGTCGGTGAATGGGAGAAGGAGAAGTTGTGGCTGCTGCCGAATGAAGTGGACGGTTTCACGTTGATGTTTCCTAGCGACTATTGAGCGCACCGCCTCTCCTGGCAGCAGGAGGGGCCAGTGGGCTGAATAAGCTGTGAATATACACACCTTTTTGATACAATCAGGACAGTGGTTATAGGGAACAAACAACAACAAACGAAAGGAGAAAATCGCATGGGTAAATCAACAGCCGTGGAGAGTGCTATGGATATGTTTGGGCAAGCCCCGACCATAGCCCCAAAGAAGGCCAAAGCATCGAGCAAGGTCCGGGCCATCGTCCAGTTCAAGGGCTTCGACTTGCTGGCAGCAGCAGGGATCGTGGAGAAGGCACTGGAGGACGTAAAGAAGCAGATGATGGCAGCGATCAAGGAACTGGCTACCGATTACCTTGTCTCGCAAATGCTGGAGATCAAGACGAAGCCTGACAGCTTCACCGCAAGGGGTGAACTGGCGAGTGGCTTGGTCAGTCTCAGAAAGCGTGGGAGCCATCTTCGTGTCGCACCTGACGCAGCAGAGGCACTACTGGAAAAGGGTGTGCCAATGGACATTCTTGAGAGTGTCCCGGAACGGCTCGTTATCAACCCGGAGATCCTGGAAGATCAGGAGTGTCTGCAAGCATTGGCAGAGGCCATCAAGGGCAATCCTAAGCTGGAATCCAAAGTCGTCATAATGAAGCAGGAAGCAGAGAAGCACTATGCGGTGAGTGAGGACACAATCCCCACGTTGGCCCGGACAGCCCCGGACGAAGATTTCATCAGGAACTTCATTGGGAAGCTGTCCAGTGTGAGTGTGAGTCGTTTCATTATGGACGGTGAGAAGGACTCCGTTGTGCAGAAGAAGAAGGCACTAGAGATCCTGTTTGATCGGGGCATCTTATAGTGACCTTCCCGGAGTGGCGGTACTTGTTCCCACCCAGGCCAGAGAGTGCGGTGACGCATGACCTCATTCAAATGTATGAGAAGCAGGGATGGGTGGGCCAGTACAAAAAGAATGGGACTTGTGCCGTTATTGGCATCGGTCCCGACCACTCCTTCCAGTGGATGAACAGGCACAACAAAGAGTTGAAGTGGTCCCCTACGGAGCGAGTCGCAGGGATGCTGTGGGAGATATTCGGCAGCAGCCAATGGACGGTCCTGGTAGGTGAACTGCTCCACTCAAAGGTGAGGGAGATCCGCAACAAGATTTACCTGTTCGACTACATTGTGCTGGAAGGTGAGTACCAGCTAGGGACCACATTCGGGCAGCGCGAGAAGATTCTCAAGGAAAGATTTGAGCCATACATCGGAGCAGAAAGCGAGTCACATTGGCTGGCAAACGAAGATGTGTGGCTGGCTAAAACGAAGCTAGGGAGCCTGTCTCATATCTTCAAGGGGATGCACAGGCCAGAGGACGAAGGGCTGGTGTTGAAAGATCCAGAGGGCAAGCTGCGAGACTGCGAGAGGGAGAAGAATACGAATGGGCATTGGCAGGTGAAAGTGAGGCATCCTAGAGCTAATTTTCTGTGGTGAAAGGAAGGATAGGGAATGATTCTAAAGCTAGATGAAAAGAGTTTGCTGGCAGACCTCCAGCACGACAAACAGTTGCAGGACATAGCAAGATTCGCCGGGGAGGAGCCGAGCGAGATCGTAGACGCATGGGTGAGCTACTACGCCTGTGAGTACACGGATGCCATTGGCACAACGGATGCCAGGGTGTACGCGATCCTGAACGCAATCATGCAGGGTGACGACTTTGAGTTTGAGGGGGAGGAGCCAGAGCCAGAAGCCTGGGAGAATCCCATGAACAGCTACGAGCAGAACAAGCGAGAGTATCAGTTGAGCTACGGACCCGAAACATACTTTGAAGCAGGAATGGAGGACGACTGATGATGGGACAAAGCCGAATTGCGGAAGGGAAAATCTCCAAGCTGCGACACACGCTGGCAAAGCTGGAGGATGGTGAACAGGAGCATTTGAGTGTCGGTGACGGTATGACTCCAGCATTGACTGAAGTGCTGCTGCGGGACGTTGCCGACGCTATGCGGGAGCTACACCGATACGTTCAGATGGTGGATCAGGAGTGTGAGCAAGCGAAGATCCAGGCGAACAGAAGGAGGTACTTTTGAGCAAGGAAATGTGGATTCAGGCCCATGAACAACTGATGGAGGAATACCAGGAGGAACACCCTAACGCGAGTTGGGATGAAGCCTATGACAAGTGCGCCGACGATGCCCAGGAGCGCATGATGGACAACCTAGCCGACCTTGCAGATCGAGAGAGAGACAGGAGGAAAGATGAGTCTTTACAAGATCAAGATTCAGACTGACAGCAAAGCCTTCAAGGGTGAGGAAGGAATGGAAGCCCTGGAGGTATCGCGCATCTTGGAGGAGTTAGCTGACAAGCTCAACTACAGACCCGTGCTTGAGGACCGCCACCTGTTCGATGCCAGGGGGCTGCGGTGCGGGAGTGCCTACATTACCAAGAGTGGAACCATTTACAAGGAGGAGGAATGAGCAATTTACCGCCCGGAGTGACGGAGGGAATGATCCCAGGAAACAGGCCAATAGACCTGGAGACTGAGCATTTGTTCGATGAGATTTACGGACTGATAGTGACGTTCGTAGACGCGAGTGCAGTTGTGGCTATGTACGATGTTCCAGAGATCCTGAGTGACCTGACTACAGAGATCGAGCGCGACATCAAGGCCGATTGGGAAGCGCAGAAACAGAAGTGCAAGCTGCCACCAGTAAACCGCTGCCGATTTTGCGGGGAGATCCCGGAAGATTGCGAGTGCAGCAGAGGAAAGGAAACGGCATACGCCTGTCGTTATCCTTGCGACGATGCAGTCTGGATAGAAGGCGCAGAGGAATGGTTCTGTTCAAATGCAGATCACAACAACAAGGAGGGAAAATGAATTTACTACACAGGGCAATTTTCGCAATCAGGCATTGCATGACAGGGGATGAGGGCCACTACCACTTGGATCAGATGAAGATCACCAAGCACGTTGCCCAGGCCACGAATGGATGGATAGCCGTGGAGGTCCAGACCAACGGGCAAGACCCGACCATGTTCCCATCAGAGGTCGCAGGAATGAAAGCAATCGGGCCAGTTGACGACGATGTTGAGGAGATCAGCATAACGAAGGAAACCGCAGACGGGATCTTCAAGGCACTACCGAAGAACGGTAACTTACCTGTCTTGCAAAACGCTATGGTCGGGGCTGACGGTGACGACTCAGTGCTGGCGGTGACGGACCTGGACAGCAGCAGGATCTTCAAGGCGCACGGTCCCAACAGTAATTTCCCGGACCTGGATGCTGTGAGGCCCAAACAGGAACCCCTGGCAGCGTTCTTCATGGACGCATATCTCCTGAATGAATTGCTGAAAGTGGTTAGAGACTTCAAGGGGACCAAGAGGCAGGAGTCCTGTTTGCTGTTTGAGGTCTATGAGAACGATCTCAAGAAGGGCAACAGTCCAATCTCCGTTCATGCAAAGAATGAGACAGGCCAACGACTGAGAGCCTTAGTCATGCCCATGCACGGTGAAGATGCTGACGACTTCCGATTCAAGAGTGAGGAGCAGATCGAAGCGGATCAGAAGGCAGCGCGAGAGGCAGCAGCCCAGGAGCCAGAGCCTGACGATCATCAGGGGAACAGCTACGTCATGGAGGAGGACGACCCGCAGCAGCAGCAGCAGGACGACCCGCATGACGCGCTCCAGGAGTTAGCCGACAATTACCCGGAAGTACCGGAACCGCCGAGTCTGCCAGGAGTTGAATAGCAGCCACGCTCACCTTAGAGGGTGGGCGTTGTGGCTAGTCACGGTGATTAGCCTGAACTGGCAGGGGGATGCTTTGCCGAGATTTTCCCCCTGCCACAACCCAGGAAAGGGGAAACGACGATGTTCACTATCACTTACAAAGGCTTTGCCGTTGCCTGTGAAACGGCTCAGGATGCAGTTGCGTTCTGTGATGCTGCCGACCAGCCCACAACCAAGCCGAAGGCCAGAGGACTCAAGACTCTTGGCGATCTTGAGGACAGGGTGGAGGAGCGCAAGCGGAAGGAGCGAAACGAGAAGGCCAGGGCAGCTTACAAGGACAAGCAGAAAGAGAAGAAGAAGAAGAAGGTTGCCGCCAAATCGACGACGACCTCCCGCCTGGAGGCACTACCGTCAAAGCCCACAGGCGCAGTGGCATTTCCACAGAAGAGGGCCAAGACAGGAGCAGCGGTGATTGCCACACTGAAGCGCAGCCCACAGCCGTTGTCGTTGGAGGAGATTGACACGGACCTGGAGAAGTCAGGATGGCCTTACAAGGGCAAGGACCGCAAGGGTGCGATCCGGGCAACACTGGCTCGTCTGAAGGCAAGCGGAACGGTGAGTACCTTCATGCACGGTACGGGCCTGACAGCCACGCAGATGTTTCGGTTGGAGCGCACCAACGGTGACACACCATCGCCAGTGGAACAGGTGTTGAACGGGAAAGAGGAGCCGACCAGGGAGGAACGCGCAGAGGTTGAGGACTCCGAGAACCAGATGTTACAGGACGAAGCGAGAGCAGACGCAGAGCGCGAAGAGGAGGACGAGAGAGAGTTCTTCTAGGGCGATACGCTCACCTTAGAGGGTGGGCGTGATGGCTCTATGAAGTGCGTAAGATCAGGGTATTGCTGCAAGGTCGCGCCGTGTCCATTCGGTGAGTGGGATGCGGAGAGGGGCCAGTGCGCTCACCTGATCGGAGACAAACCAGGGCGGTATTCCTGTGGGATCTATGAGTACATCGAGCAGCAGCCGGGAGCTGATGTGGCTCCTGCCTTTGGAGCTGGTTGTTGCAGCTCACTGAATACCGACCGCATTGGACTGGAGGAATGATGAACGGAGGACTGAGAAGTATCGTGGATGGAATCAACTGGCCCCGGCTGCGGTTCCAAAAGGCTGTGATGGTGAAGCTCGCAAACGAGCAGGACGACGATCACAAAGATCACCGCCGAGAGGAATATACCTCTGAGTTGTGGGGAGTTATTTACCTGATTGACCAGTTGCAAGATTGGGCGGTTGATGTGGGTGGCATTGATGAGAAGGACGTTTTCACGACAGAGGAAGCGTCTATTACCACCATTGATGCAGGAACCAACGGAAGGGAGAGAAAGAAGAAATTTCGGGTGTCCTGGACAGAGGACCACTGTGCCGTGGTTGAAGCCAAAGATGAGGCTGATGCCCATTGGCAAGTTCACAATGAGGACAATCACTGGAAACCTGGAGACACTTTTGTTGACCAGCAGACCGGGGATATTTCAGAGGTAAAGGAGGAGAGCAATGGGTGACAGAACATGGGTTCAGGTGAAGTGTCGCAAGATCGACCTGGATAAGATCCGGAAATTCCTGGGCGAGTTTGATGAGATTATCGAAGAAGATGAGGGATGGATTGAGGGCCAATTCTACGAAGGTAATTACGGCCTCCTGACAGAGATGGAGGAAATAGCGGAAGCGCAAGGGATTCCCTTCACTGGATCGAGCGGTCACGGTGGGGAGTACGGGCCAGCGGTGTTCGCTTGTGACGGAAAGAGACTGTTTCACATGGGTAGCTCAGACAACGGCTACCCCTACGTCGAGATCAGTAAGAACGGTGAGTTGCTACCCGCAGGGGTGATGCAGCGCATCCGGGAGTATTACGTCATCCTGGACGAAGCGGAGAGAATGATCGAAGGGAAACCGCCAATCCCTATCGAAATGAGGAAGTGTGCTGGCCCCTGCGAAGGCACTCTTGAGAACGGAGCAGCGTGTCTGGAAACGATCAAGAAGTCTGACCCGGAGAACCTGTGCCATTGCTGTGGACTCTATTTTTGTGATGCCTGTTGGGATAAGCACGACCAGTGTGAGCCGTGTTCCGACTGTGGTCAGATGCACATAACAACCCCCTGTCCAGTGTGAGGAGAGTGATTGATGCCCGTTTATTTATCTGATGCTGATGATGAGAAGCCTACGAAGCGACTGCCGAAGCCGACGAAGGACGATGTGTTTCTACCCTACTGGCTCGATGTTGAGAAGCAGAGGAAGACCAAGTTGTACCAGGAGAGTTCCAATATGACAGGCTTTTGGATAGTCAAGAGGGCTGCGTGGTTATGCTTCTGCTTTGCAGCAGCGGTAGCCATAAGTGGAAGGAGTTGTGGGTTATGAAAAGGGCCGCGATTTACGCCAGGATCTCCACGCTGCGCCAGGATGAAGGGATGCAGATGAGTGACCTCCGGGAGTTGGCGCAGCGACACAAGTGGGAGATCGTGACCGAATACATTGACCGGGGTGTGAGTGGATCTAAGGAGTCTCGGGCCGAACTGAACAAGCTGATGGCAGACGCGAAGCGCAGGAAGTTTGATGTGGTGATGGTCTGGAAGTTTGATCGGTTCGCCCGGAGCCTCAAGCACCTGATTACAGCCCTGGCTGAGTTCGACCACCTGGGCATTGACTTCGTGTCCCACCAGGAGGCCGTGGACACCTCGACACCAGCAGGGAAAGCCCTGTTCAGCATGATTGCAGTCATGGCTGAGTTTGAGCGAGAGCTGATCCGTGAGCGAGTGAAGGCAGGGCTGGACAACTACAAAAAGAAGGGAGGAACACTTGGCCGGCGGGAGACTTTATTCGATGTGAATGAAGCGATCCTGCTGCGGAAAGAGGGGAAGTCCTGGAGGGAGATTTCCAAGAAGTTGGGTGTATCCAAGACAGTGGTTTATAGACGTTTGCAAAGGGAGGGAAAATGACGGAGTTACAGATTTTTATTTGGGCTGCGCTCATACAATTCGTTGTCCTTACTGAAGTGGCGGTGATTGTTGCGGTGGCGAGATTTGTCTGGATAGGTGAGTTCTAGCCCAGGGGTCCATGATTTAATTACTTTAATGGTGAGTGGTTCACCAGGGGAAATGTTAGATGGACAGAAAGGATAGGGAAATGCACATGGGAAACGATGGCAACAACGATGTAGTCAACCTTCCATTGGAGAGCATCAGCCTCTCCAAAACAAATCCACGCAAATACTTCGACCCGGAGCAACTCACGGAGTTGTCTCAGAGCATCCAGGCTCACGGAGTGCTGCAACCGATCTTGATCCGACCCAAAGGCAAGAAGTTTGAGTTGGTCGTCGGGGAGCGTCGCTACCGAGCCAGCAAGGAAGCAAAGGTCAAGACCATACCCACGATCAGCAGAGAGTTGACGGATGGGGAGGCCGTGGAGCTTCAATTCATCGAGAACCTCATGCGTGAGGATCTCAAGGCGATTGAGGAGGCCAAGGGGTATCAGTACATGATCGACGAACTGGCTTACACCGCCGAAGGGCTGGCAGAGAAGATAGGCAAGAGTAAAGCCTACATCTATGGTCGGATCAAGCTGGCGAACCTGTGCAGGAAAGGCCAGGAAGCCCTGGAGGAAGATGTGATCTCCAACTCCATAGCCCTGCTGATTGCCCGTATCCCTGGTGATTTCAACCAGGAGAAAGCCATCGGGGAGATTGCCGAAGGAGCCTATTGGAACGACGATCCTATGACGTTCCGTGAAGCCAAGGATCACATCGAAGAACACTTCATGGTCCGACTCAAAGGATCTCTGTTCTCCACGAAAGATGAGAAGCTGCTGCCCGACATTGGTCCCTGCACGACCTGTCCCAAGAGGACCGGGAATCAGAAGGATCTCTACCCAAAGACGAGTGCAGACGTATGCACGGACCCGGTGTGCTTTCGGGCCAAAGAGGAAGCCCAAAAACTGGTCCTGGTAGAGAAGGCTAAAGCCCAGGGCAAGGAAGTGCTTTCCGGGAAAGAGGCCAAGAAGCACATGGGAGGCTACAGCAACAGCATCCAGAG